TCATGTTATCAATCAAGTTTGGATATGGTCTACCTGCTGCTTTAGCCATTGCTTTTGCGCTAGCTTTTTTAGCAGAACTCATTTTCTTTGGGGCGCCTAAACCTTTTGGACGTGGCTTGTTCCATACTTCTCCGCCTTCAGCATACTGAGTAAAGTCAGTATCATCTCTGCGGGCTTTTCTAACGCCTTTGCCCATTTTGGATGGAGCAATAGCACCCATTCCACGGCTAGGTCTCATACCATTCGTCCTTTAGTTTTGCCCTTAACACAGCAACCATCGGCACGTTTAGAGGCAGAAGATGATTTAACTTTGCCGCCTTTAGCTTTTTTCTCAATTGGAATTTGTGTTGCATCGTATCTGTCTTTCATGGCACCAACAGTTTTGACTATAGGCATACCTTTAACCGTATCAACCACATAGTCCTTAGCTGCTTTGGCACCTTTAACAATAGCTTCACCAGCACGACGAGGCAAATCTAAATCCTCTTCGTTTTGTGCTTTATCAATATCAGCTACGATTTGGTCTGGTGATTTTGCCATTATTAAGACTTTCCGCCCATGCACATCATTTTACCTTTGGTCTTGCCACGTTGAGCACAACCATCAGCACGTGCAGAAGCTGTTCCGCCTTTAGCCATATTCTTAGCGCCGCCCATAATGCCTTTGATTGGACCTGAATCACCTAGATTTTTGCCACGTGTATGACCACGCTTTTGAACTGCAGACTCACCAAAACTTAAAAGCTTGTTTGAACCAGCTTCTACGTCTTTAGCCATTGTGCTTGGCTTAGGAGTTTTGTCGTATTTTGTTGCACCACCCATTGCCATCTTTTTCATAGCCATTCCACCTTTTTTAAGTTTAGACAAGTTTGTGTGCTCGCCTTTGTGTTCTTGTTTATCGTGCATACCAAAAGCTTTTTTAATGAGCTTTTTGTCCTGCGCAATATCTTTTTTCATTTCACCCTTTTCAGAGTGCATTTCTTTAGTTGCCATAGTTCCACCTTGTTTAAATTTACGACCTTTATCAGCTTCTGCAAAGTCTTTTCCAACGGATTGAGGGATGCCAACCTTCTTAGCAAAAGCTGGTGAATGGGCTACAGCCATCATTAAATTATGCTGTTTTTTAGACTTACTTGGCATTATTCTTTCCTAACCAACCTTGAACTGTTTTGGTTTCGTAAATGCGGATAGCCGTCCAGACTATAGTAAAAATAGCGGCAATAGCTGGCAACATATCTGTAAGGGTTCCTAGTACGGTTGCAATAGAGGCGAAGTCAATCAAATGTTTTGTTGCTTCGTCCATGTTTATAAATGGGTCTTTCATGGGCATTTCCATCTTTTTAAACTAGCCGCCTTACGAGTAGGGCGGCCTTTTTCATCCTTCATTGGACCCGGCATACCCGACATTCTAGCGCAGAAAGATTTTTTCCGAGCACCGCCTTCAGGTTGTGGAGCCTTTAGATTACTACCTGTTGCTGCGTTGTATTTAGCACGACCTTTGGCGGTAAGCCCAGCGCCCTTAGATACAGGCAACTTTTCACCACGACCAATCGCAAGAGAGGGACCCTTTTTCTTAGCCATATTGAACTGTTTGATACGTAATGTTTGAAACAACTACATAAATACCGTTGGTTGCTAGCATACCTTCACCAGAAAAAATAACTTGGAAGGGTTGAACTGCGGTGCCGGTATTGTAACTAGTCATCCACCTATTAGTACTAGCATTTATATTTGCGGTTGTATTTGAAACGTAGTTACAAGCTGTGCTACTAGCAATCGTACCAGAGTTAATATCGGTAATTGTAAAAGTATTAGGACCTGTAACAGTAATAATATAGTTACCAGCCGTAGCAGAAACACCGCTAGCCGCAGCAAATGTAATACCAACTTCTTGACCAGATGTTAAACCATGAGCTGTTTGTGTTACGGTAACAGTAGTACCAGAGCGTCCATAACTGCCTGAAGTAACAGGAGCTACAGAAGTATCAAATACATCAATACCGCCAGCAGTACCATTACCTTGGTATACCAAATTTTTCATGCGTGTACGACCAACGTACATAAAACCAGAACCGCTTAAATGCGACCCTTTTACATCATATTGCATTGTCATAATTAATCTCCTAAAGATTTAAGTGGGGGCAAAGCCCCCGTAAGATTAATTAAACGTTTTCTTCGCCAAATGTAGGATCAGCAACGTAGTAACGAATAGAGCCTGATACAGTACCAGATGAAACGCCGTTAGCTTTAGTTGTAACTACAACCAAGTTAGTTGCGTTAGCTACGTTACCTAAAGAAGCGCCTGCACCTGTACCACCAATTTGAACTGCTACACGAGTAGCGGTAGATGCGTTAGCTAAGAAAGCTTGTGGTACGTTTGTGCCAAGAGTAGTAGTTTGACCAGCGCCTACACCAGATAATGGAGTAAAACCTAAGTCAATAGCACCAGTGCCAGTAGCGGTAATGTTTACAGCCAAAACAACAGCACCGGCTGGGAGGATAACTGCGTTGTTAGCTAAAGAAGAAGATACAGATACGTTTGCAGTAGCTGCTGCGTTAGCAATATAGAAAGGCAAAACCATTTCCATAGAGCCTGCGGATGCGGTGCGAGTTGCGTCGCCACCTGTTGAACGCCAAATTGATGAGGTAGTTGCGAGTGCCATAATAAATTGTCCTTACATACAAGATAAGTCTATCAATCGGTATGTCATCTGCCAGATCAGTTTGATAGACCAAAACTCTGGTTTATTGAATATTACTACTATTTAAAATTTATGCAAGTAAAAAGCCCCCGAAGGGGCTTAGTTTTATTACTTAGTTTTTGTTACTTTAAAAAATTCTTTAGCCGATGTAAGAACTGAGTTGATCCAAAAATCATTTACTTCTTTAATGCGCTCAGCTAACTCTTCGTACTGCTTGTATTGCTTTTCAAAATCAAACATTTGGTTCATATATAACTCCTTAAATTGTTTATAGACTCATTTATGAGTCATTATGTGTAGTATACACAACAATATGGTGCAGTGCAACATATTATGGTAAAGAAAAACCCCGCTTTGTGGGCGGGGTCTTTTTGCTACATAGGCACTGATTAAGCGCCTGCGGAACCGTACATTCCGAGTGGATCTGACCAGCCGAATGAATAACGCTCACGAGACTTGTAACGAACGTTACCAGTGTCGAAATCGCCGTCCATAGAGTTCTGGAGAGGAGTACGCTCGAAGTGCTTCATACCGTTAGGTACGTCAGTTGTCAAGAACCAAGCATTTGTGTCGGTCAAGAAGTGGTTAATTGCGTAACCTTCTGGGATTGAACCGTTGTTTTTCAATGCGTTGATATCGTTGTCGTTTGTACCAACACGCAATTCAGTTTCGAGCAAGCGAGTTGCAACGAACTGGAGTGCAGGTGGAACTACCAACTTACGTGGTTTAGCAGCGATCAAGAGTGAGCGCTCATCTGTCCACAAGCTGATTTGAATAACGGCGGCTTCTAAAGAAGTCTCGTTTAAGTCAGCAGGGGTAGATGGAACGTTACTGTTAACACCACCAGAAACCAATGGATGATTAGCGTTGAACAAAGAAACGCCGTCACCACCAACATAGCTAGAGCTAAAGCCGTTGTTTAAAACAGCAGCTGCTTTAACTTGCTTGGTGTAAGCCATGGAACGAGCCAATGCCTTAGTATAACGAGCAGACAAAGAGTCATACAAGTTATCTTCGATAGCTTCTTCAGTTAAGCTGAAGCCCATTGCGATTGTTTCATGGTTGTAACGTGCTGTCCATGCTTCTTGGCCGTTGTCATAAGCGATGGCAGAGCCTTCGTTTTTGACTGGAGCGGCGCTAAAGCCTGACAGTTTTGTTTCTTCTTCGAAAGAACGCTCAGAAGTCTCAGTTTCGTAGATCTCTTTGTGCTCTTCGCCGTATTTTGCATACTCAAGTCCGAACAATGCGTTCAAGCCCGGGAGCAACTCTTTCAGTAGTTGTGCGCGTGAAATAGCCATTTATAGCTCCTTAAGCGGTGTAGTCAACGCCGGTCAAGGCTGTTAACTGTGGATTGTTGATCTTTACAATAACTTCTGGATAGAAGATTGTGCCGGTTGCATTAGCGTAAGCAGTGTCAGGAACAACAGCTACTACACGGAAAGGCAATGTTGTTGCGTTACCTGCAGCATTAGCTGGCAATACGATAGCGGCAACTGAATCACCAGTGGCTGTAGAGCCAGCTGTGTAAGCAGTTTGAGCTACGTTTGTACCAATAATGGTTGCATTTGCGCCTGTTACTACGCTTGTGTTACCTGTAGTTGTTACAGCTACTTTAAATTCAGCAACTGGATCTACTACAACATAAGCGATTGGGTTTGTTACACCAGAAGATGGGCAATATTGAGCTTGTACAGTTTGACCAGACGAATTAACGTACTGGCAACCGACGAATACACCAATAATTGTACCTGTGGTGGTTGCACCGGATTGTGAAATTGTGCCACCTGCGACTAATTTAACTGTGTCACCGTAATAGATTGCTGTGCTGGCAGTAATTGGATACTGAAGCGTAGCACCGGCATAAGGAATGCCGTCAAAACGGTTAATAGGTTTAAAGCCGTAGGGAGCTGTGATGGTTGGATAAGCCATTTAAATACTCCTAAAAATTAAAATTTAACTACCTTTACCAAAGCTAGTCGTAGATTTCCGCTCATTAAAGATTGGCATCCGTGGGTCGCTTTGACGCATTAAATTATTGTCTACAGCCTCAGTTTGAGAATAGCTCTGCTTTGCGTAATAATCATTACGTTGCTGAACAAACTCTACTGGGGTTTTGCAAAGCAATAACCCGCCGATCTCAATGTTGTCTTTAAAACTACTTTGAGGGTCAACTAGCAGTTGGAACTTTGGCTGCTCTTCAACACGTACTGGCTCCCATCCTTCACGCAATTTAGCGCTTAAGTTACGGGGGTCTGCATTGTTTAAAGTTGCAACCCTAATCCATCTATACGCAAAGCCCGCCTGTTTGTCAGGTTCAGGGAGTAACTCTGGTTGCTGCCACTGCATAGGGCGCTCGCTCATTACTCGGGTTTCTACTTCACGGTCAATTCGTTTCTCAGCCATGTTAGGCCTCCAATTTTAAAAGTTCACGGACGTACTGCTCTGGGGTAAGACCAAGCCTTTTCGCAATTGCTACCTGCGACGTTTTTAGCTTGACTTTTTTAGATGCGGTCGATCTAGTTGCCGGAGCTACTACCGTTTTGGGTTTGGCTTTCGGAGCGTCTTCCTTTTGCTCGACCTCTACTTCTTCGGGTTCCTCAAAATTCTCAGGAAACCGTTTCCGCATTGTTTTGTCTAACGTTGCGTAATACTCATCAGAACCAACTTTAACGCCTTGTCGTTTAAGCTTTTCGTGTAGCCCTAGCGCCGAGGCAGTCATCTCTTCGTCCTGTCCGAACCAAGGATTGTTTTCCTGCCATTCCACTACTTTGTCATCCAAACGTGGCGCAGGTTGGTACTGTTGTTGTATTTGTACATCAAATTTTTCTTCTTGTAAAGTCTGCGGTTTAAAAGCTTTGATCTTCTCTTCTTTTACCGTTGCTTTAGCAAGTGCTTCTTGTGCTTCAATCATGGCTTCAGCATCACCGGCCTCATAAGCCTCTTTGTATGCCTTTTTAGCCATTTTCAATTGCATTTTTGCTGAATCTTTAAGGGCCTCTTTGTACTCTTCCTGACCATTATTGATTAAAGCCTTCATGCGATTGTTGTCTTCCAGAAGACGTTGGGCTGCTTCAATAGCTGCCTGACGCTCTCTTTCAGCGGCTTCTTTAGCACGACGCTCGTCGTTCCAGACACGCTTCATCTGGATCATCTTATCTTTAGCGTCCTTGCTATATTTGTCTAATTCGTCGACTTCTACTTCCAAAGCTTTGACTTTTGCAGGATCCGCTGGTTTGCGTCCCTTGTCTTCTTCTGGGGTATCGTCTTCGATTTCAATTTCCCAATCTGTACTAGCTTCAGCTGTTTCGGCTGGCGCTTCGTCTGGGAACTTAAATTCTTCTTCTTTAAAATCTGCCATTGTCCGGCTCCTTAAATGAATTTACGTTTGATGCCACGTGGATCCTGAACTACGGCTTCCACAGAATCATCGTTGATTAATCGGAATTCACGGTCGTGAATCACGATACGGGTACCTGCATTTGGGCGCACAAGGACAAAATCGCCCTTTTGACACCACGGACCTGTTGGGAAACGGGTCTTATCCGCATAGCAATCTGGACCCATAGCAACAACAAAAAGCACTGTTGATAGGAGTTCATCGTGTCTGCGGGTTTCGTCTGACTTGATAATGCCACTGTCAAACTTTTCTTCTGCCTCTGGGATTGCGCATAGTATGCGGTATCCTTTTGGCTCTGGCAGTTGACGTGCTCTGTCTTCTGCCTCTCTGTTTAGCACTGCAGCTAAGTCCACTGCTTGGCTAAGGTTTAGTTCACTCATCGTCCGAGTTCTCCATTTTTTGTTTAAGGTCTAATATTTGCTGCTTTGCAACGAGCAGACCCCTAATCTCACCACAAACTTTTTGGTACGACGGATAGTCTTGGGCTTGTCCGCTTCCTATCCATTCTTTTAGTTGTTGCACTTTTTTGTCTAGTTCGTCTACTAGAACATCAGATGCGTCCATTATTCACCTTTCTGTCTAACTTCTTTCTTTTTCGAATGATCTAGCTGTTGCTTTTGTCTAATAGCTTCATGTAGATGTTTTTCGCTTTGTAGCTCTTTTTCCTTATCCATGTCTGATACGTACTTGAGCATGTCAGCCGTCATCTTTAGTTTCTCTTGGTCGTGAGAAGCTTGGATTTGGGCTTGGGTTTTTGCTGTCTCAAGCTGAGCTTGGGTAGCAATTCTTTGCTGTTCAATTTGCAACTGTTGTTGACGTAATTGAGCATCGGTCTGATCCTTCTGTTGCTTACGTTGTTGCTCTGCCTGTTTGATCTGCAGCTCTTGCTGTTGCATCTGGATCAATGGATCCTGAGCTTGAGCGGCAGCCTGCTTCTGTGCCATCTCTTGCTGGTTCTGTTGCAACAAGCGCTGAGAAGCCTGAGCTAATAGTGGGGCAAGTTTAGCCTCAACTTCTGGGTTCATATGGATTTCTTCGCCAGACTCGTCAATTGTAGGCGGCAATTCAACGCCAAGCTGTTGCTCGATCTGAACACGATATTCAAAGCCTAAGTGCTCGTTGATGTGAGCCATCATTGCAGAGGTAATCTGCTGAGCCATAGGATTATTCTGCATTAACTGAGCAATCTTAGGATCTTGCAGTGCAGACATATGAACGGTAATGTGCGCCTGATGGTCTTGATATTGGAAAGCCTTAACTGGCTTAACCATCAAGATATCTTGGTTTTCCGTTACCGGATCTTTTGGCTTCATATCTTCTGCCATTGGAACTAGCTTGCTTGCATTCTTAATTCCAAGTACATCTAACATCTGGCGGTACATCAATGGCATATTGAATAGGTTAGGAGACTGTTGTGCCAACTGCATAGCAGCTTGGTACTGAACAATCTTCTGCGCCATCGTAGAGGCGTTAGGATCGCTAACTGGAATAACGTCTGTGCTGTCATAGTCAGAACGCTTAGCCATACGGCTGCCAATAACTGGCTGGTATGAATAGTCTTCTGGGGTATTGTCAGCAATAATGCGCTTGAGTAACTTTAACTCTTGCTTCAAGCTAAAGTGAACACGGGCTTGTACTGCAGACATTACTTTTAATGTGCGCTCCAAGATAGCAAGTGTTGTGCCGACTGGGGCATTTGCAGACATATCAGAAAGGTTGAGGTCTGCTGTGTTAGCAAAGCGACGGCCTTCTTCTACGATCTGGTTTAACAGCGACATTAATACTTGGCTAGGCTCCTTATAGGGCAAAGGCATAATGTTGTCACGCATAACGCCGGAAGGCACGTCCACGTCACGGAATTCGCCGGGGGCGATTGGGGTATCGTCACCTTTAACGCGTAGTCCTCGTGTTTTGAATCCACCGGGTAGGTTGGCAAGTGAACCCGCATCGACCAATTGGCGGATGATTGAGGTTCCGCTCTTAGCGTATGCGCCGATAAGGTGGATAAGACCAAAGCAATAAAAACCAAATCCCGGAATGTAACCATAATGCACGAAGCATTGTCGTTTCTGATGTTTCTCATCATCTGGCTCCCAATTTCTGCGAATGGAAAGGACAGTATTCGTACCTTTCTCAATCGAAACGATATACGGCAGGGCTACGCCAGTAGGTTCGCCGTCTTCGTCTGTGTGTTCATATCCGTCTAAGTCGAGATTAACGTGCATCTCCAAAACTTTATAACGGTCGTCTGTTGTAGCTCTAAAGCCCAACTTCTCAGCAATCTTTTTCTCTACTTCATCAAGGACGTTTGCTGGTTCGCCCAAGTCAATATCACGGTAAAAGCCGGATACTTGTAATGAACGCATTTCATTCTCGGTTTTGCGCATTACATGGGTTACACGCTCTGCAGATTCAAGACTAGATGCGCCGTAAGGCACTACCATGTCTTCTGCTGGAACGTACATTGCTACTTGACGGCCTAATTGCTCGTCTTCGTATACTTTTTTGAACGCATTTCCTGCTAAACCTAAGCCCCACAAGAGACGCTCGGTCTCTGGGCGGTATTCTTGCATTACTTCTGTCAGTTGATAGTTCATATCTTCCTGAACACGCTCAGCTGCAGCCTTGGTTGCTGGTGTTTCTTTACCAATAACCTTAGTTTTTACTGGACCCATCGCAGGGAAGATGGACATCATGGTTTCAGACTGGAATTTCACCAATGCTTCTGACAATAATGGGTGGTAAACGCCGCAAGCGCCTTCCCATGGTTCGCTGCGCTCTTCAATTTTCAAGCCCAACAGCTCTAAACCGTCCACATAAGTCTGGATCCAGTCTTTTCTAGCGGCTACGTCGGCTTCAAAGTCGGAAGTTAGGTCAGATGCTAGGGATTGCAGGACTCTTTCGTCCATTTCTTCCGCTAAGTTAACGTAAAAATCGTCACTTTTCTCTGACGCTGGTTCAATTTCAATCTCTAAACCGTCCATTCCAATGGTTACGCCTTCTGGATTAACGATTTCGATCTCCAATGGACTCTCTTGTTCCGCTAATGCATCGATTCCTTCAGGGGCTTGGTATAGAGCTTTATCAATTGCCATAATTTTTTCCTAATTAATAATATCCAGCATTACGCTTGGATTTAAAATACTGCGGTTCATCTGGTTCGTCACTTGGTAAACGTAAAAATCCACCTTGTCTAAAGCGAATGAGGGCTTGAGTGGAGCTATCCACTAAGTCATCGTGATCCGAATTAGGAAAGGATGCCATTTCTTCTATAACTTCGTCCGCCCATCTTCTTGGTGGCGCCCAAACCTTGCCGGACGCAAACAAATCTGTTACTGAGTTCAATCTCGCAATCTTATCATTTCCACGGGTTGGTGTGAACTCTGATACTGGTATACCCATTCTACGCAATTCCCCGATTAACGGCAGACCAGAAGCCTTTCCTTCCACGATAAACGAGTCTGGCATCCATTCTTTGTACATATTGAATGCTTTCTCTTTCAACTCTGGGAACTCTAAGCGGGCTTTAAATGCGTCTAGCAAAATAACATTGGGTTGTAATTCATCTTCATTCAGATAGAAAACACCCCAAGTCGTGCAGGCTGAGTAGTCTGAACGTTCGTTCTTAGTAAAGGCGGTATCCCAAGACTGAATGATGTAAGTGCACTGTGGTGGGTTATCTTGCTCCCATGCTTTCCACCAGTCTCGCTTAACAAGGGCGCCCTCTTCGGATGTCGGCTGCTGCTGATACTGCGCTTGCCACTTTGGTAAAGGGAGTTCTTCACGCAGAACTTCCAGTTCTTTAATATCCCAGAACTGCGGCCAAAGCGCTTTCCCAGATGGCAGGATTGCAGGGAACTCAATGATGTCCCACTCGTCGCCGTCTTTTTCCAATGCTGACTTCAAAATCCTTCCGGTCAAATCCTTCTTTGACCATCGGGTCATAATTACAATAATCGAGCCACCCGGCTGTAGACGTTGGCGAGGACCTGACGAATACCATTCGTAGACCTTGTCGTAAACTTCGGGATTTGTAGCCGCAATTGCAGCTTCTTGTTCAGAGTGCGGGTCGTCAATGATGAGTAGATCCGCTCCCTTACCAGTAACAGTACCGCCCACACCAATAGCAAAGTACTCGCCATTACTGTTAGTACTCCACCGACCGGCGGCCTTTGAGTCACTACGGAGAGTAACGTTTGGGAAAATTTTGGCATATTGTTCACTTCCTACAAGGTTACGTACCTTACGACCAAAGCCCACTGCTAGCTCGGCCGTGTTGGAACATTGGATAATCTTCTTACTGGGGTCTCGCCCTAAGAACCATGCGGGCAGCATATAGGAGCCAAACTCGGACTTCGTATGTCGAGGTGGCATATTAATAATTAATCGCTTTGTCTTACCATTGGCAATATCTTCAAACTTCTTTGCCATTACCTTATGGTGGGCGCCATTAATAAAGCCGGGCCACATTTCTTTTACAAACGCCATAAAGTCTTTTTGGGCATTTTCCCGCTTCATGGAGTTAATATAAATCTCCGCCGCCTCGTAAAAAGCCTCCTGCTCCGTTACGGGCATTTTCTCGATTATCTCTTTAAGGCTCATTGAGTCCTTTTAATTCTGATATAAGAGGGGCGAATACTGCGGGCAGTATTGGGTAACTTCTTACAGTGACCTAATTCCACTAACTTATTCATAATCCGATGGATATTGCCACGTGACTTATCTCCAGTAATATCCATGATATTTTGGATAGACGGCGCAAAACCAAAGCGGTTCCACCAGCTATCAATAATCTCATAGATATACTGTTGTTTTTCTGTCACAGGTGCCCCTCCCAATGAGGATCCCCTTCACCCAAGTTATACAGATGGCCGGTCTCTCGCAGCACGGCGTCGTCATACAGTAGCCAGATATCATTCACCAATAGGCGAATAGCTTCTGAATTCATTGTCGAGATTTGATTGAGTAGTTCGTCTTTATCAGGCATTTCTATACTCCACTGAAAAGGTTGCGCCTTCCGGTTCTACCGTAACTGTTCCACTAGCCCCCGTCTCCCCCAGCACCCAATGCGGGGACTTCTCCTCTTTCAACTCCAACGCCCGCTCTAAGATGATGATAGCAAAGCGGAGGGACTCATACCCCCTACTCCCTTCTGGATAACCATTCTGTATAGTCTTAATATCCTGTATACAGTCACATATCATTTTCATTGTTTTATCCTCTCCATTAGCTTCTCTGTCAATATCTGAGCACTAGCTTCTGCGCCCCTTAGTACAGCCAAGACATTGCTCTTCTCATACATCAATACAACTAAAGCCTTTTGTAGCTTATCTAAGCTATCTATTACCAGCTCAATCTCTTTATCAATCTGTTCTAGCGTTCTCAAAATATATACCCCCCTACCCTTGTGATTTAGAAAGACTAAGGGGGGTGTTTCCCATAGAAAATGTATCCATTTTGATACAAAAAATAGGTACCCCTACCCCCTGTTTTGACAAGTGCAACAAGTTGCACCTATAACTCATTGATTTTCCTCGGTATTATTTTCGATTACTTCAGAACTACTCTGGGAGGGTGATTCATTGTGTTCAGATGATGCTCCACTGTGTGGAATACTATGTATATAAGTAGGTGGGACTCCTTCTGCCATGTCGTGGGGGTGGGGGTCGCTGTCATCGGCTTGGTCGTTTTCGCTGGGGGTGGCTGGGTTAATCTCGTTTAATAGCTCGAGCACGTCTGAATCATCGCTTGTGATAGTCCTAGCGTTATCCGTCATGGATTGCTTTAACATAGCCATGAGTTCTGATCGTGCCTTGTCGCTATCCTTTATTACTGTGGTCTCAGACCTATGAACGAAGGCATCCACTCCCGCAATAGTCCCCAACGCTTTCAGGGCATTGACCCTTACAGAAGGGTTTGAGTCCTCAGAAATAGCCTCTTGCGTTAATCTTTGCACAACAAGAGCCCTTATTTGTCCTGCGGTATAAAGTTTCTGAAACTCTATTCCCTGCTTTATCGCTTCTGTCATGCCCTGTATATCCCCTCGTTTTGCCATCTCGTGCCCTCGCTTAGCTATTGTGCTGGTTTTGCCCTTGCTGTTATATGCCTTCCGATACGCTCCCGCTTTAGTTTCTCCGCTAGCTAAATGCTCGCAAAACTTTAATTGTTTAGTAGTGAGAGCGGATTTATCGACTTGGAGCATTTCATATAGAGGTTGTTGATCGAGTGCCTCTTTTATTTGTTTCTTGGTTAGCTTCTGCAATCTCATAGGGTTATATTGTAGGAATGAAAGCGGAACACCTGAACGGGGATAAATAACATACACGAATAGTATCACAGGATTACTGTATATGCTTACAGTAGTGTATCTCTATACAGTATCTCTCTATATGTAAACATGAGCCAAGCTGATTCCATGAAGGGGAAACAATGCGGGCTTTTATTTTTACAACTCAGACACTCGAGAATTTTTGGTTTACATAATATCGGGTATTTGTAAGGGTTTACACCTACAACTAAATTTCATTTTCTTGACCTAGATCAATTTTTTGACCTTCGAGCCATGATCTAATGACTAGGTCGGAACAAATACCGATTTTTATCAACTCCTTATAAATAAAGGCTTAGATCATGGAAAAACTAAACGCAACACAAGCTCAAGCAATCAGCGAACTTATCAGAGGTTTAACGATATGGCTTCAGGCGGTAGAGAAGCCCGACAACACCACAGACCAGACTATTCAATACATGACATGGCACGATCAATATGCCGACAAGTTAATTGGGTTGGGGATCAATATTGCAAAGTATAACCACAAAGAAACCGCCTAACAGATCGAAACGGGCTTAGCCCGTCCTAGCGTTATGCGCTAGCTGATGAGATCAGGTCAAAAACACTTTATAGAGGAATAGACATTATGAAAACTGAATACCAGCAAGAGGCACTAAACAGGGCTAGAGGTAATAATTCTATGCTTAATTATCAAGCGATTATTGCGGGCTTTTCTGCTCGTGGTATATCAACCAGCGAAATTATCCCTCGTGAGAACGTATTAACCTATGGAGCATGGCAAGCAATCAACCGCCAAGTAAAAAAAGGTGAAAAAGGGGTAAAGGTAGTCTCATGGATCAAGATTATAGATAAAACCGGAACAGAGACGCTCCGCCCAACATCTGCAACAGTATTTCACATATCACAGACAGAGGTAAAAAAATGAAAACAGTAGAAATTAACTTTATGGCTGATCCTTCGCATGGATGGGGGGAGATCCCCCTAGACCTTATTCAAGAGCTAGGCATAAGCGGGCAAATATCCCGCTATTCCTACCGGAGAGGGGATAACGCTTACCTAGAGGAAGATTGCGATCTAGCCCTATTTATGCAGAGCGCAGAGGCTAAGGGCTGGATTATCAAGTTTATTGAGCATCATACAAACAATGACAGCGTTGTGAGATCTTATCAACGCTTTACTAATAGAGAGGTTTAAATCATGGAAAATAATCAGATAGCATCAATTATTCAGGAATCAGGAATTGCCCGTCTTTTTAGGCATGAGTCCGGAATTCCAAAAGTAAACGCCCAAGAGAATTTAAGAGGCATCAACCATTTTGCGGATGAATCAACGCTTAAATTTTTTGGGTCTCGGATTAGTAGTGCTCATGAAACATCTAGCGGGCTTCTGTTTTATATCATTGAATCGTCATTCTTAGACTACAACAAAACAAAAAGGGGCTTTAGATATGCCATTTTTGATATTTTTGGGGAGTCAATCGCTAGACCTTCATTAGATGAGGCATTTTCCACCAGCGAAAAGGCACGAAAAGAGATGTATAAGTTTTTAGACGCATTCAGCGAGGCAGAGCACTATAAAAAAGCATTATTGAGCATAGCTAAGCGGGCAGAGATCAAAGCAGAGGACGCACGAGAGGCATTAGCACAACTCACAGACGAGGCTCTAGCATGAAACTAAATCTCACACCATTACAAGAGGACATTATCAAACTTTATTTTAAAAAGCTGGATGAATTGCTAGGCATAAAGGCAGAGACTCCGGAGCACTTAAAAAAGTCTTTTAATGAAAAGCTGGAAAACTTAGAAAAAGAGGGGAAAGCATGATCGAGAAACTATTAAACATATTGGCATTTTTAGCGGGTTTATACGCTTTTATTGTGGTTTATCAGGCTTTAATTAAATGGGGGAATTTATGAGAGAAATTTATACTTTTTATTTTAAATTAGGCAACGGGGAAACCGATAGCGTAAAGTTTAAGGCTATTAGTATGGATGACGCACTTTACGAGTGGTATTCGTATGTTGCCAAAAATAAATTAGATGTAATTGATTTTGACCACGAAAGCGAACCAATCGAAGAAGAAAGGGAATTATGACCTACGCAACCATTGAATTATCAGATGAGGAATTACAGGATTTAGACCAACTCCACACGCTAGCCCGCTACTTTTGCGAAATGACAAAGGACAACGGGCAACAATGGAAAGAAGATTGTGAAAGCGTTGAGGCTGGACACAAAATATTGGAAAAACTTTGGAAAGAAATGAGCAAAAATTTATGAAAACTTGCAAAACATACAACGGAACTATTGAGGCATACACTCCAACAGAATTGGAAAGTCTCAAGACTCATGGAGCAATAGCGGAACAATTATGGCTTGAACAATGGAAATATCAAGGCGCAGAGGATCAGGGAACTTGCACCGGTGGCAAGGGCTTAGAGGTTTGGTATGTCGGCAAGGGTAAGCGCATACCGCAAAAATTAACCATTAGCCGGTGCGATTGGGTGCAAGGTAATGTCTCAGCCCAGCGATCAAAAGAGAACGCATTGAACTACCTAAAGTCTAAGGGCATCAGCGCAGATTATAACGATGGATGGATGGATTAAATCATGACTACACGAGAATTTTTAATTCGAGAGTATCTCGACTGGGTGAATAATTACCTTAGCCCTTCAGTATTCGGGGAGCATAGGGGACTTACAGAAGATCAGGCACACCAGCTTATTAAATTGGGTCGGGACGTATTCGAGAGCAAACACCCTGACGCATAGACGCTAGACTGAAATGCCTATTTTTTGGGCATTTTGGTATAGGGTTTATCCCTATGTTTTTGTTTGTAGTATGAGGCTAAATTGTCCGTAGTATGAGGCAATTTTGTAATTGAGGGTCAGGCTTAACAGAGGAGAAAATTATGCCTAAATTTATGTTGAAAACAGAAGTTTGTGGTAATCCGGACTATGGACAAGATCCTAATAGACCGCCCTATGGAGTAAACATTGTCAGAATCACAACCAACACTATCGAAGTATTGATAGAGAGGGTCAGGCATTGGCAATGTGAAAATGATATTGGCGGGGGTAATTGGATGAATCCAGCAGTCTATGTAGATGGTAAAGAAGTAGGCTATATGTCTTACAACGGAAAAGTGTGGGCTGATCGTAGCTGGACACCTAATACTAAACAAATCAATTTAACAGAGGAGAATCAAAATGCCAA